AGATTGCCTGCGCCACCATTGGAACCTTGCCCAGATGTTCCTGTTCCACCAAGAGATTGTGCTGCGTTTGCAAATGTCGCGCCACCGCCACCACCGCTGCCGCCTGCGCCACCGTTGAGGCTGGCCGAAAACTGGTAGGCCCGGCCACCGCCGCCGCCCGTCGCTACGGTCGTCGCAAACTGCGAGTCGTTGCCGCTGGACCCTAGCGCGTTGTTCGTGTTGTAGGAACCGCCTGCGCCGACGATCACCGTATAGCTCGTGCTCGGCGTCAGCGAGACGCCGGTGGAATACACCACTCCACCAGCTCCACCGCCGCCGCTGCCGCCGGCACCGTTTCCTCCACCGGCACCGCCACCTGCCACAATGAGGACATCGGCGGTGTAGCTTCCGCCAGCGATCATTGCCCGGCGCATCATGTTCGTAATCATGGGATCACCTCGGCAGTAACGCGCAGCGCGATCGTCGCGATGTGCAGGTTTTCCGAGCCAGCCGTCGGGTCGGCGTACAGCACGATCTCGCCCCACGACGGGCCAGCGAGCGTGGCGGTCTGCGTCGCGGTAAAGCTGGTGGTCGCAGTGCCGCCGCCAGCGCTGACAACGGAGCCGGTGACTGTCACGGATTTGTCAGCCACCGTCAGCTTTGCCTTCGGCGTGTAGCCGGTCCAGTTGAAGTTGTTCCCGCCCACCTCGTGGACGTGGAAATCGATCTTGAGCACTTCCCCTGGCACCAATGTGATGCTCGGGATCGGAGTTGCCAGCGTCAGGTTCATCAGATGCACCTATACGGGTTGGGACGGTCAAAGAACGGGAATGCGTTTCCGGCGGTGTCCATCACGACGTAGACAATGACCTTGGCCGACAGCTCGGAGGTCGTCCACGAGCCGCCGCTGTAGATCGATCCCACCGGGCCAAACTGGTCAGACGGCGTCGAGTTGACGGAGACGCCATCGACGCGGGTCGAGGTGTTGTGGTACTCGCGGAGGTTGATGCACGTCGTGTAGTCGAATGTCAGGTCGGTGCCGACGGAAATCCCTGCGCCGGTCAGCGGCGGCGGGAACCACAGGCGAATCGTGTAGGTCCAACGGTAGCTGGCGCCGGCGATCGCGCTTGCCTCGCGCACCTCGCACAGGCCAAGCGTGACGATCTGCCCTGCCCCCATCTCGCGCCGTGCCCAGCGCAGCGTGTCGCCATTGTCGATCGCGGTCGCCGCGCCCTGCGTCCACGAGTTGACAACCGCGCGGTTTGCGCCGGCGATGCCCTCGTTGAAGATGGGACGTGTCCAGCTCACGGGTAGGCGGGTTGGGGTGAGGTAATCTCGGCCATGTTGAGAGCGCCGATCATGGTGGCGAACGTAGCCGTGCTCGGGTACTTCTGGAAGAATCCGATCTTGTCGGCCTGGAGCACCACGACACCGGCTACGGTCGCGCCGGATGTGCAGAGCGGCTGACCGGTCGGCTTCGGGATCGGCACCTGCTCGAGGTGGTACCAGGCGTCGAACAGGAACTGGTGCTGGATGCGGTACCACTCGTAGGACGGGCTGATCGTGAATCCCTGGTACACGACGGTGCCAACGTCGCAGCCGAGGAAGGTTGCGTCGTTCCGCTTGCCGATGTAGCTCGCGTAGCTGCTCGTCGGCGGCTCCGGGGTCGCCTCCCGAGTCCGGTCCCAAAGCAGCTCGAGCGTCATCGTCATCTGCGGCACCTCGTAGGTCGGCGGGTTGCCGTTGAGGTCCACTTTCGTACCGCCGATGTCAACGACGCTTCCGGGCCATGCCACCGTGCCGTTTGCAGGGAACGTCGGGGCGATGCGCCACATCTGTGCCGCACGGACGCCGCTTGAGCGCGTGACCTGGACATACTTGCCGTCGGTCAGCGTCGTTGTCTCGAAGCTGCCGAACCTACAGGTCACCTCCCAGACGTATGGCATCTCGCGCTGCATCGTCGCCTCGACGCTGCGGCAGACAAACGTCTTCAGGAACGTCTCGGACCCGTAGATTCCGGACGGCAGTCGCTGACGCACGCGCGGCAAGCCGGACGCGGTGTACATCTGCTGATCGCCCGGATAGGTGTCTCCGGAGCTTGCTGGCGTCCATCGGACCTGGTATTGAAGGTCGAGCGTGTGCTGCTCGCCAGGCATTGCCAGCGAGTAGTTCCGCGTCTCCGGGCGCTCGATGACGGTCCACGTGCCCATTAGAACGGCCTCCCCATCTTGCTCGCGATGTCACGGAGCACGGTCAGGATGTCGGCAATGCCGGCTGCGCCGGTCAGCGTTTGGTCGATCGTGGCGTTCCGGAGCCCGCCGGCGGCGGCGGTCGCCTGACCGGCTGCGGCGATGCCAGCGGAAATGGTCGGGTCGGCGGCGATCCGCTGCGCCTCGGAGCGGCTGGCGGCAGATTGCGCCTGTATTGCCTGAATCACGCCGGGCGCGACGGCCTTGGCGATCGTCTGCTCGTCCTGGTACTTCTGAATCAGCGCCTGCGTCTGCGCGTTGGCGGCGTCGAGGTCCCAGGTGGTCGCCATCCTGGTCAGCTCGTCCACCCGGTCGTTCATCAGCGCCGTCGCCTGTCGGATGGCGTTGAACGCCACCTGACCGACGTTGAACGCCGCCGAGATGCCGGACGCCATTGCCGTCCGTGCGCTCGACTCGTTGAGCTTCTTTAGCTCCTGATTCGCCCGCGCCACGCCCTTGACCACGCCGGACGGGTCAACCTCGGCGCGGATGACTGCCTTCATCTCTTTAGCCACCGGACACCTCCTCGGCGAACTCCTCGATGCCGCGACGTGTCCAGGGGAAGAGCTGCTGCGGTCGCTGCCCGGTCATGGCGCACGCGATGACCCCGAGCAGGAACTCGCACCGCTCGGCGGTGGTCATCTCGGTGCGTGCGATGCCGAGCGGCATGGTCATCCGTTGCTCCGGGCTTGAGATTCGCCACAGCCGCCGCTCGGCGGCTCCGTAGGGCGCGGACCGTTCACCGCCTCGAGCAGGGCCGCGGCGATGTCGCCGCGGATGGACGCCAGCTGATCGTTCCGGTCCACGAACCGGCTGCCGTCGGGCATGGTGATGTTGTCACCCCACCAGAACTGGTCGGTCCGGCTGCGCTGGTAGTCGCCGAGCGTCGGCTCGCGCACCACCACGTCGCCGACGCCGTCGATCGTGACGGTGCGGCTTCGGGCGGCGATCTTGGACAGGTCGAACGGCATCAGGCTTCCTCGACCGAGACGTTCCACATACCGGCCTGGGTGCCGTCATCCGAGCGGCTCGCGCTGACGATGTGGCCCGTGATGGCGTAGGCGATCGAGCCCTGGTCGGTGAACGTCACCACCACGGATCGGTTCACGGCGTCGGCCAGCGTGGTCGGGTACAGGTGCGTCCGGAGCGCGTTGTCGGTGCTGCCGTCCTGCGCCATCATGTCGAACGTGACGGTGCGACGGACGCGACCGGGCGCACGCTTCTCGCGGAAATCCGAGAGCTGCGTCACGTCGATGCTGCTGCGCTCGAACTGCACGGACACGTTCTTGATCGGGAACGTGGTCGCGCCGGCTGCGTTGAAATTGAGCGTGACGGAACCGCCGTAGCCTGAAATGAGTGCCATTTATGTCTCCGATGCGAGGATGGTCATGGTGATGGTCGCGATTCGCTCCGCGTCCTGCTGGCCGTCATCCGGCGTCTCCGCGGAGAACGCGACCGACAGCTCGGACATCATCAGCTTGCAGTCGTTGCCGGCGTCCACGATTGTCGCGCTCTGCCATAGAGCGACTACCGCATCGGCCATCTGCGTGACCACCTCGACCGTGTCGGCGATGCACGCGACCTCGACCGAGATGATCCAATGGTTGGTATCGGCGACCGTGCCGCGCATCTGCGCGTCGAGGTTCGCCGCGGTGAGCTCGTACACCATGCACGGCGTCGGCGTTCCGGCATTCCGCATCCCGACGGACACGGTGTAGCCCGTGGTGCCGAGCGCGTCGTAGACGGCCTTGGAGATGCTCTCAAGCGGCACGGCGAAGCCCTCCCATCACGAGCGACGCCTGGCGCAGGATGGCCTCGGCGATGGCATTGCCCATAGCCGTTGCGTTGGACCGCGCCCACCTCATGCTGATAAAGGAGCCGGGAATGCGGCGCTTCGCGCCCTTGTGCCGGAAGCCTGATTCAAGCAGATGCCAGATGCGCTGCCGCCCCTTGCCTCGCTTGGCGCGGTAATCGACGCCGATGCTGAAGATCAGCGCCCCGTAGCCCTTCTGCGCCCGCTTCGGGCCGTCCAGCCGGGTCGAGGCGGCGATCGCTCGCCGGTGCAGCCCCTTGCCCTGGTATCGGGCACCGCGCCATGCCGTTCGGAGCTTGCCGATGTACGGCTTGGTTCCTTCGCGGATCGCCTTCTTGCGGACGCGCTCGTTGAGCTTTTGCGGAAGCTGCGAGAGCGTGCGGCGCACCTCGGCGCTGTCTACCGAGATCCGCACGATGTTGGTCGCGCCGCGTCCTGCGCTCGGGCCGAAGAGGCTCATTCGGTCACCTCCACGGCCTCAATCTCGAGGCGCCGGCGGCGCTGGTCCATGTCCCAGCACGCTCGGCAGTTGAACGTCCGGACGGTGCCGTTGTCGTTCCAGAGCAGCCGGCTGCGCGAGGTCAAAGACGGGAGCCAGCTCGCAATGATCCGCCACTCGGTGCGAACCGCCGGGCCGCCGTCATCCATGACCTCGGTCGTGTTGGACGCCTCGACGTGCGCCCACACGGTGCCGATCGTCACCCAAGCCTCGACCGCCTGGCCGAACGCATCGACCGTGCGGACGGGGTTCTGCACCGTCAGCGACAGGCGCAGCATCCCGCTCGGGACGGGAGCGGCCATCAGCCAATCCCCTTCCCCATCATGGCGCTGATCCGGTCCCAGTAGTCGCCGGGCAGCGTCACCGTGTCATCTCCGCGGCTCTGGACGTGCTGCGCCACGCGCTGGAGCAGCATCATCTCGAGCAGCGGATTCAGCGTGTTGGAGCCCGCCGTCACGGTCAGGACGAGCGGGTACGTCAGGTCATCCTCGTCGAGGCTGGCGTACTGGATGCCGTTGATCGTGACGAGCGTCAGGCTGATCGTCGCCGCGTTGTCATCGACACAAGTGCACGCCGTAGCCGGCTGGCGCTCGAGCCGGACGAGCTTCTCGGTGTTCGCCGGCTCGAGGCCGACGTACTGGGTGCGGGTCACGGGATCGACGCACCAGCCGGTGCGCTCCTCGAGCTCCCGCTTCGCGGCCTCCCAGGCGATAGAAATGGCCGGATCGTCCTCGTTGTGAGGGATCCGCGCCCATGCCCGAAACTTGGGAAGGTCTAGCGCCATCTTTCCTCCGCAGCGGGCGGGGGGGGACGAATCCCCCCCGCGCCCGCCTATGCGAGAGTCCTATCAGGCGTTGGTCACCTGGAGCTGCACGAGGCTCTTCACGCGGGTGAAGGCCGAGTTGGCGAACGCCATGCCCTGGAAGATCACGCGGGCGCTGCTCGCAGCCGTGATCTCGTCCCGGATCATGCCGACGCCGCCCCACTCGCGCACCGAGAAGCCCTCGGAGATGTTGCCGAGGACCGCGATGACGTTCTTGCCGCCCGAGGCACCAGCGGTGGTGCTGTGCGCGGGCAGGTACTCGGTGACGTACACCGGGAGGCCCATCAGGGTGAACGGCGCGGCCTGGGTGTTCGTCGCGTCAGCCGACGGGATGAACACCGGGACGTTGTTCACGAGGATGCCGGCGATCGCCGCGTAGACGTCCTGCGGGAGGATCCAAGCCGCCGAGCCCCAGTACGCGGCCGGGAGCTTGCTGTACCGCATCTCCGACAGCTTCGCGATCGTCGCGCCGGCGGTGATTGCCGCGGCACGGCTGGTGCCGCCCGAGGTCGCCGTCGTGATGTTCACGTTCGCGTTGACGGTGAAGATGCCCGTCGGCGCGTTGGTACCGGAACCGCCGACGTAGCCCCACTCGAGGTTCTTGGCGAGCTGGCGCTGGAGCGAGTCCATGACCTCCGCCTCGACGTCAAAGTTGGCCTGCCGGATGAGCTGCTGGCTCACCTGGGTGTAGGGGATGCACGGGACGGGCGAGATCGGCACCTCGACGAACGCCGGGTCGATCGACGTGCGGGCCGTCGTGCCGGTGTCGGGCTGCGTCCACGCCGAGGTGTAGTCGGCGGTGGCAAGCGAGTTGTAGCGCAGCGCCGGGTAGCCCTGGACGCCGGTGCGGAGGTCGGCGAGGTTGCGGACCACCGTGTTCGCGTCGAGGTACTTGAGGATGCCGTCCTCGTAGATCTTCGGGATCAGCACGCTGCTCGAGGCCGTCGAGATGATCTCGCGCTGCTCGGGGGCGCGGCCGCCCTTCAGGTAGCCGAGGAACTGCTCGCGGTACTCGGTGGAAGAACGCCACTCGATCGCCTGCTCGCGCTTCTCGGCGACCACCTTCGAGGTCGCGGCGTGGCTGGCGAAC